CAGGGGAACTGTCGGTCAATTACTTATGGTTCGAGCCACGCACTTGAACCGTAAAGTTGCCCAGCAGACGAGGAAATCACCAATAGCCTTTGTGCTAGAGGGACATTCCTCAGTTGGCAAGACCACTTTTGCTAACATACTGCACTATTACTATGGCGCGCTACAAAAGAAGAACGTAGCAGCAGGCGCCAGGTATACGCGTATGTCGACTGCAGATTTCTGGGATGGTTTCTCCACTGACCAGTGGAGTCTTCTCATAGATGATGCAGCAGCAATTAAACCTGGAGTGATGAATGATATAGATCCGTCTATACGTGAAATCCTCCAGGTGGTCAATAACGCGCCATTTGCCCCAAATATGGCAGCGTTAGAGGAAAAGGGGGCCGCACCGTTTCTCGGGGAATTAGTAGTCATTACGACGAACACACCCGAGCTGAACCTGAACCATTACTTTAATGCGCCAGGTGCTGTGGCGCGTCGATTGCCTTGGCATATTCGGATTCGTCCAAAAGACGAGCTGAAGAAGAATTCCACTATGATTGATGAGACTAAGCTTCCAGAGTTGGAAGTTGGTTCATATCCAGATTGGTGGATCATCGACGTGCTCCAGCCGGTGTTGGTTCCAACATCAGGTGATGTTACACAAGAGTTCAAACAGTCGTTCGAACTGGCACCGCTGAAAACTTTCACAACGATGGAAGGCTTTCTTGATTTTTTCAAGACAGTTGTCCGTCAACACGTGACGATTCAGAACAGGGTTGCCATTGGAGAACAGGCTCTGCGCACTACGGCATTGTGTCGAAGGTGCGAGATGCCGACTGGGATGTGCTTGTGTGTTTACACTGGGTGCAACGAACTGGCCTCTTTCGGCATTTTTGATCGAGAGTTGGATGTTCCCCAACCGAGCATGCAAAATGGATGGGAAGATGCTACCACTTTACTCGCGTATCGTGATTATCTTCTACCCACTCCGGATGCAGTGAAAGATCTCCTCTTCGTTGGGTTTGGGTTGATAACCCAAACCCTTCAGTGGTGGATGATGGGTTCACTATCTGTTTGGAGCTTCGTCATCATCCCTGTGATGGTGGCTTTTATGAAGCGACATGCAGATTTGATTCTTCTCTTGCTGCGTAGGGCCTCACATGCTGAACTAGTAGGACATATTGTCCGCACTAGCTGCTTGCGAGCTTACTACACATGCTACGACGCGATCGTTGACTCGCGACAGACTGTTGAAGCCACGTTAGTGGTCGGATCTACTGTTGCGCGTCAAGTGATGCGGCGTTGTGGGGACAGGGTTGCGACTGCCTTCTTTGATTTAAGTCCAATGTGCAAACTGATCGTTGCAGTGCTCACAGTAGCACTTGCAGCGTTTGGTGTGTACACGTACTTGAACAGGGAGACAGGGGATTTGCAAGGTGCTACCCTTTCCACAGTGGGACAGAGCCCATTGCCTGGTAGCGAAACTGCAAATGTGTGGGCTAAGGAAACCTACACTCCCAGCACCCTTGACATGGGGCGTTGTACGCTATCGTGGAAGAATATGCCTGACGAGCAAGTGCAAGAGATTCTCTTGCGCAATTGTGCGTTCGTGCGTTTCCGACACGGAGACCAGTGGAAAGTTGCGAAGTGCATTGGCCTGGGTGGCCAGTACTTCATGACAACTTGTCACTCTCTTCCCGATTTTGAAAACGGGAATATCGATTGCCAGCTCGTCCGTGGACCTGTTATTTCAGGACCAACGGGCAATGTCCGTTTCAAACTGTCTAAGAAAGAAGTTTTAATGGATAAGAGCAAGGATATCGTGATCTTCCGATGTTTGTGTGTGCCTCCCGCGCGCAACATCATCAACCTCTTTGTGAAGGAAAAACTCTCCAATTTTCGTGCCAATGGATATTATCTAGGACGCACAACTGCTGGACAAGTGTTCCTTCGCGAGGTCAAGGGCATCCACGAGTCAGTCAATTACAACAGAACCCTAAACGCGCAGACGCGTGTTTGGTGGGGAAAATGTGAGGCTGTAACGGAAGCCGGGGATTGCGGTGCCATTCTGATCGGCAAGAGTGGGCAAGGGCCTATTATCCTAGGCATGCACCAACTGGGTGGTTCGAACTACACAGTTGGCGCAATCAAGGTCACTTATGAGGATATCATGGGTCTTCTCGGAGACCGTTTGATCATTAGTGACGCCCCGCCCATGTTGGGCAAGCCAGGGACCAACCTTGAGTGCCCGTCTGAGCTACACCCGAAGAGTCCTTTGAATTACCTGGAAGAGGGTGCGATTGAAGGATTTGGTTCATTTGATGGCTTCCGCGCGAACCCAAAATTCCGTGTTGAGCCATCGATCATGGCTCCGTTCTTGATGGAGCATGGTTTCGAGCAGACACACATTGGCCCTCAAGCCAGTGGTTGGAAGCCGAAATATGAATCTCTGAAGGAGCTGGTGGCTCTAGATCCAAACGTCGAAACTGACGTGGTGGAACGATGTATGCATGCATATGTCGACGACATCATGAAAATTGATGACAGTTGGACCAAGGAGTTGATGGTCTATGACATCCACACCGCCGTGAATGGCGTGCCTGGGCTACGTTATGTAGACGGAATCAAGCGCAACACAAGCGCAGGGTTTCCCTACTGTGCACCAAAACAATTGTTTTTGGAGCAGCTGGAGCCAACTGCAGATTATCCTGACCACGTGAAGTTCAACCCCGAAGTTGAGGCGCGTGTGGAAGAGATGATTGAGCGGTATCAGAACGACACTCGCGGATCGGCAGTTTTCCGAGCCGCATTCAAGGACGAGCCATTACCAATCGCTAAGGCGAGATCTGGTAAGGTTAGACTTTTTATGATGGCGAGTGTTGAGATGACGATTATCATGCGTATGTATCTTTTGTCTTTCGTGCGCGTGGCGCAATCAAATCACTTTGTGTTTGAATGTGCGCCCGGCATTGAAGCGCAGTCAGTGGAATGGGACTTTTTGTTCCAGTACCTGACAGCGCATGGATATGATACGTGCATCTTTGGAGATTTCAAGGGCTATGATAAATCCATGCACCCCGCATTTATCTTATGCGCATTCGAAGCTATCGCCCAATTTATTGAGCGGAAGACGGGTGATAAGAAGTGGGCGAATGTGATTAGGTGTATCGGGATGGATATTGCCTTCGCGTTTGTCGATTTTTTTGGTGACTTGGTGATGTTGTTCGGGAAGAACCCTTCAGGGCAAGCTTTGACTGCCATCATTAATGGTATCGTGAACTCTCTCTACATGCGTTATGTATGGGAGAAGACGCGTATGTCAAAGTCGGAACTGACGCAGTTTAATTTGAGCACGTTTAAATCGTACGTTAATCTGATTACGTACGGTGATGATAACGGGCTCAATGTGGCGCGCATTGTTCCGTGGTTCAATCACACAGCAATTCGGGATGTCTTGGCTACGATTGGAGTGATCTACACTATGGCGGATAAGGAATCCGAAAGTGTGCATTACGTCCACATTAGCGAAGGCTCTTTCCTCAAGCGCACGTGGCGCAGAGAGGAAGAGACGAATTCAATGGTTGGACCCTTGGAGTACGGGTCGATCTCGAAGATGCTGATGGTGCGTATTCCATCGAGTGTCGTGACTGCTGAGATCCAGGCAGTGGACACAATCCGCAGCGCAAACTCGGAGTACTTCTGGCACGGGCGCGAGGTGTTTGACAAACACCATCGCTTGCTGCTAGCACTCGTTGATCACCTTTCTCTCGGAGACAACATGAACCCCCCCCTCGAAGATTGGAGTACCCTCATGGAACGCTACATTGAGAACTCTGTAAGATTCATCAAGTCTCGACCTGTACCACCATTTGTTCAGTCTTCTCACTATCGTCAGATAAATGAGAGACTGGGTATGGAAGAGCAGGCTGGATCTGAGGAAGGGAACGTGTCAGATGGAGAGATGGTTGATCTACCTTGTGGGTGTACCAACGGTGCGATTCAGTGTCGATTATTGGATATGGAAGGTGTCACTCTTCGCACTTGCGAATTGTGCCTCTTCGATCGTATTGTCGACGCTGATGGATGTTTCCATTGCGATGGACGAGACCGCTGCTTCCAGTGTGGCCACGCTTGTGGTCCAGTAGAGCAGGGTATGTGTTGGAGTTGTCGAAATTGGTGTACCTACTGTCGCATGGAAAATTGCGCCAGGCAGGCATCTGAATACGATGACAGTGATGGATGGGACTTTTGTCGCCATTGTGGTCGGTGTGAATTCATTGATCGCGAATACCGTTGTGGTGTTTGCTTTGATGAAGGATTACCTGACCAGTATGTGGGTGATGGTAGCACATCCCCGGATGATTCCGAAAGCCAAGCTACCCGCGTTGATGTGAACCCTCTCCAGATCGCTCGTCTTCGATCTCGGATGTACGCTATCAACGCGAGGGTCAGGGTTCAAATGCCCAGAGTCACCATGCTCAGACGCCGATCCCGTCGTAGGACCAACCGCTCCGTTTTCTGGTCAGGAAGCGAGAGTGTGAACGAACAGACCACTGAATCAACAGAAGAAAATTTCCAACTCCAGTCCGGTATGGAGTCAGGATCTCAATCAAATATCGGGTCTGATGTGATGGCCTCCCACCCTTCCTCGTCTGAAACACAGCAAACAGCTATGTTTATTGACGCTGGTCGGGGAGACACATTAGATTTCGCGGAAGCAAACGAAAACATGTTCACGTATGACAAACAGACCAACGCAGAACTCGGTAACTTTTTATCGAGACCGCGGTTGATCTCAACTGTCACGTGGACTCCAGGAGTGCTTTCTGACACATCCTATGACCCTTGGTCGCTATATTTAGCGACGCCAGAGATTAAGTACAAGTTGAATAACTATGCTTATTTCCGAGGCAATCTCAAGGTGAAGGTTGTGATCAACGCAGCTAACTTCTACTATGGAGCACTGTTGATGTATTACACACCGTTGTACGCATCTGTAGCGCCGCTGAGCAGCACTACAGGTGTGAAACTCCAACAGTCCCAACGTCCACATATCTGGATATTGCCCCAGAAGAATCAGGGGGGCGAAATGAAGATTCCATTCTTCTACCCCCAGAACTTCGTGAACATCACTAGCTCTAGCGACGTCTCCTCTTTAGGACGACTGACGCTGACAGCATTCACCCAGCTGTCGAGTGCTAATGGTGCCACATCAAACGGGGTTCAGATCCAGATCTATGCATGGATGGAAGACACGTCACTCTTCGGACCCACTGTGGGGCTTGCCCTGCAGTCTGGGGACGAATATGGGAATGGTCCCGTGTCTGCACCTGCTGCGGCGGTTGCACACTGGGCCACCTATCTGTCTCGCGTACCGTACATCGGTCGTCTTGCCAAGGCGACCGGTATAGGAGCGAGTGCAGTGAGTCAAATGGCGAAGTTGTTCGGATGGAGCAACGTGCCTGTGATCGACAATGTTGCACCCATGAAAAACCTCCCCTTCCACGACTTGGCGTCTGCACATATCGCCGAACCGACGAGTAAGTTTACTCTCGATCCGAAAGGTGAATTAAGTGTTGACCCAGCCGTGGTTGGCTTGGGAGGAGTGGATGAGCTGAGCGTCAGCCACCTCGTGCAGAAAGAATCGTACCTAGCCACAGCAACGTGGACTGCGGGGGGGGCTGCAGGCGCTCTCCTTTTCTCGTCGGCAGTCCATCCAATGCTGACTGAGAGAGGCACGATTTCCACCGGAGGAACTTATGCGATCGCCACCCCGCCAATGGCATGGGTGGGGGCTGCATTTGGTCACTGGCGTGGAGATGTGATTTTCCGATTTAAGGTTGTGTGCTCACAGTACCACAGCGGACGCTTGCGTATCCACTGGGACCCGATGAGCAGCCTTGCATCGACGACTGACTACACACATGTGGCGTATACAGCGATCCTCGACATCCAAGAAACGGATGAAGTGGAATTCCGCGTGCCATATATGCAAGCCCTCCCGTGGCTACCGACCCTATTCATAGGATCGGCGCCCACGTGGTCGACTAGTGCAGTTATGTCCAACTCCATCAACGCGAACGGTAGTCTGACCGTTCGCGTGCTGAACAACCTCACAGCACCAATCGACACAGCAGTGTGTTCGGTTTTGGTGTTTGTTCGAGGGGCAGAGAACTTGGAATTTGCGAACCCTCGCGATATCCCGAAAGAGTACTCTGTGTTCAGTATGCAGTCGGGTGTAGAACCCATTCAGACAAATACCCCATTTGATGAGAGATTCCTTGTCAACTGGGGTGAACCGATTCCTTCAGTGAGATTGCTGCTTCGCCGCAGTACTCTAGTGGATCGCATCGTAGCTCCTGCTATTACGTCTACGGATAAATCAGGACTACTTCGCTGTATTCAATCGCGTTTACCACCTCCGCCAGGTTACGACCCAGCAGCATACACAGCTGCTAAAGGTAAAGAAACCCCGGCGACGACCTATCCCTTCTCATATACGTACACTACGTATTTGGGTTGGTTCGCAGCTGCTTTTGTAGCGATGCGAGGGTCAACTAGGTGGCATTACAACGTTGTTAACCCCGACGGTGCAATCCCCCACAACATTGTTGTAACTCGTC